AATCGGTGGCCGATGCGAAGGCGGGGCTCAACTACACCTTCCTGCACGCTGGCGCCCACAAGGTCGACGGCCATCCGCACGCGCCGCTGCCAGCATCGGTCGCCGCCGACATCCAGGCCGACATCGAGCAGTTGCACAGGCAGTTCATCAGCTTGGTTGCCGGATTCCGCCGCCTGACACCCGAGGCGGTTCGTGACACCGAGGCCCGCGTCTATCGCGGTGAGGCCGCGCTCCAGGCAGGGCTGGCCGATCAGATCGGCACGCGCGCCGAAGCGATCACGGCCCTGCAACGCCAGCTGGTGATGTCTGCCAGCCGCAGCCTGCGTAACAAAGCCGCCGCGTTGTCGGCATCCCGTACTACTTCTTCCCCACAGGAGATCTCCATGAATGATCACAACCCCGTCACGCCGGTGGACGAGACCCAAGAGAACACCACTCCGAACACAGCCCCGCCCCCGGCGCAGCCACCGCAAACCCCGCCGCCGCTCGATGAAGCGGCCATCACCGCCCAAGTGGAGCAGCGACTGCGCCGCCAACTCGCGGAACTCACCGAGATCGCCGCCCAGGCCAAGCGCCTTGGCGTGACGGTCGATCCGGCGCAGGCGCTGGCCCAAGGCATCAAGCCCGATGCGCTGCGCCGCACGGTGCTGGAGCAGGCGGCCGCGCGCGATGCGGCAGCCGACATCGTCGCCGTCGCCCCCGCGTCGGCATCGTCCCCATCCGTCGCCGACAGCCCACTGGTCAAGGCGGCCAAAGCTTACGGAGGTAATCAATGAGCACGCTGACATCTGAGCCGACGCTGGGCGATGTGCTCAAGCGCGAGTACGACCCGGACTACACCCGCGAGACCGTCACCGTCAAGGCCGGCAGCGCCTACCCCATCGGCGCGGTGCTGGGCCGCATCACCGCCAGCGGCGTCTATGCCCGCTCGCCCGCGGCATCGACCACCGGCCTTGAAGGCGCGGAGATCGCCTGCGCCGTGCTGCTGGAGCCGGTCGCTGAGAGCACGACGGACACCAAGGCCTTGGCCCTGGTGCGCGGCCCAGCCATCGTGGCCGATCAAGCCCTGGTCTTTGATGCGTCGGTGGACACCGATGCGCAGCGCGCCGCCAAGCGCGAGCAGCTGGCTGCCTACGGCATCGTGGTGCGTACAGCCGTTTGAGAGGAGATTTTCCATGACTGTGATCGTCAATCCGTTTGCTGGGAGCGGCTTTACCCTGGCCGAGATGACGGCGGCCATCCAGCAGCTGCCCAATCGCTACGGCCGCGTGGGCGAGCTGGGTTTGTTTGCGTCCGAGCCAATCTCGCAGCGCACCGTGGTCATCGAGTCGGTCGACGGCGAGCTTCGCTTGCTGCCGTCTGTGCAGCCCGGCGCGCCGGCCACCGTGGGCACGAGCGAGCAGCGCACGCTGCGTTCGTTTGTCGTACCGCACATCCCGCACAACGACGTGATTCTTCCGGCGGAAGTGCAAGGCGTGCGCGGCTTTGGCGCGGCAGCCAATGAAGACCCGCTGGTGACCGTGATGACGCGCAAGCTCGCGCGCATGCGCGCCAAGCACGCGCAGACGCTGGAGTACATGCGCGTCAACGCGCTGCTGGGCGTGACCAAGGACGGCGCGGGCCAGACGATCTACGACTGGCACGCCGAGTTCGGCATCGCGCGCGCGCAGTTCGACTTCACCTTTGGCGGCAACGAAGACATCATCACCCGCTGCACCCAGGTGGCGCGCCACATCGAAGAGCATCTCAAAGGCGAGACCATGAGCGGCATCCATGCGCTTGTGAGCCCCGAGTTCTTCGACGCCTTGGTCAAGCACAAGAGCGTCAAGGATGCCTACGCCTTCCACCAGGGCACGGCCGGCGCCAACCCGCTCAGAGACGATGTGCGCCGGGGCTTTCGCTTTGGCTCCATCGTCTTCGAGGAGTACTTCGGCACCGTGACGCTGGCCAACGGCACGACCGAGCGCCTGATCCCGGCGCGCGAGGGCGTGGCGTTCCCGCTCGGCACGCTGGACACCTTCCGCACCTACTTCGCGCCGGCCAACCTGATGGAAGCCGTGGGCACCTACGGTCAGGAGCTTTATGCGTACCAGGTGCCGCGGCAGGACGGCAGCGGCATCGACATCTACACCCAGTCCAACCCGCTGCCGATCGTCAAGCGCCCGGCCTTGACCGTGCGGCTCTTCTCGAGCAATGGCTGGTGATCGTGATGGGAGGTGACCATGACGGTCTTCGGTGATTTGACCCGGGCCATGTCATCCATCGTGCTCACCACCTTTGGTGAGCCGGTGGTGTTTCACCTCGAAGGGCAGGCCGAGGCGCTGCCGGGCCGGGGCGTGTTCTCGGCGGCGCACCAGGAGGTGGATGCCAGTACGGGTGTGCCGGTGTCCACGGTCCAGCCGGTGTTGGAGGTGCGGCTGGCGGATCTGCCGGCCACACCGACCGAGGGTGATGCGGTGACGGTGCAAGGGGTGCTCTACCTGATCGTCGAGGTGCGACCCGATGGGCACGGCTTTCTGAAACTGATGCTGCACAAAGGGGGCGGCCATGAAGCATCCACGCACCCTGATCCGTGAGGCGGTGGCCGCGCGACTCATCGATGCCTTGCCGAAGGTCGATGCGCGCATCACGCCGCAGCGTATCAGCATCCACCGCAGCACGCCGCTCTTTGCCGGCAAGCTGCCGGCCATCATGATCTACACCCGTGATGAGCGCATCGAGGATCAGCCCAACGCCGATCCGGGGCTGCGCTATCGCAAACTTGAGTTGTCGGTCGAGATCATCGCCAGTGGTGACGCCGCTGCCGAAGAGGCCGATGTGCTGGCCCAGGCGGTGGAAGCCATCCTCGATGCCGATGAGACTTTGGGACTGCTGGTCGAAGGCACGCGCCTTACCCGCACCGAGGTGGATCAAGGGGGGGAGGGCGACACCCCGGTGCTGGCTGCTCGCCTGTCGTTCGAGGTCAGCTACTGGACCCGACCGCTGGAAACACCCGAGGGGGCGCTGCCGCTGCAGGTGCTCTACAGCTGGGCGCCGCGCATCGGTATACCTCACGAGCCAGACTACCAACCTCTGCTTGATCCCGCCGGAGCCACGCCATGAGCGAACGCCATCTGCACCAGGATATGACCGAGGCCGAGCGGCGGCTGAGCAATCTGGTGATGCTGGGGCAAGTGGCCGAACTCGATGCGAAGAAGGCCCGGGTGCGGGTCCAAGCCGGCCCCATCCTCACGGCCTGGCTGCCGTTTGCCACCGTGCGCGCCGGACCCGACCGCACCTGGCACGCCCCGGAGCCCGGCGAGCAAGTCGTGCTGGTGGCGCCAGGCGGCGATCTCAACCAGGCCGTGGTGGTGGGTTCGCTCTACCGCGACGCCTATCCTCCGCCGGCCGACAGCGCCGACATCAGCTGCACGGTGTGGGACGACGGCGCGTTCGTGCGGTACGACCGCCGCCAGCACCACTGGCGTTTGTCGGTACCCGGTGGCGGCAAGATCGTGCTGGAGATCGGCCCGAGCAAGATCGAGATGACGGACGCCGGCATTCGCCTGACGGCTCCCCGGATTGATCTGAACTGAACCTTCCGCAAATGTGCGGAAGGTTGGCAACCGAGGAGAAAGCAATGCCTGCAGCCACACGTCTGGGGGATCGCTGCACCGGTCACGGTTGCTGGCCACCTCGGCCTTCTACCGGAGCGAGTGCGACGGTCTTCATCAACGGTATCGGCGCCCACCGCCAAGGCGATGGCTGGGCCACCCATTGCTGTGGACTGGCCTGCCACGCCAGCACCTTGGCCCAGGGCAGCGCTTCGGTGTTCGTCGATGGCCGGGCGCTGGGGCGCATCGGCGACCCGGTCGCCTGTGGATCACGGGTGGCGCAGGGCTCGCCGAACGTCTTTGCGGGTGGTTAGGCGGCGGCCGCCCCGTGAAACTGCCATCCCGAGGAAACCGGCAAATTTGCCGGGTTCCTCCCTCGCTTCAGGATGAGACCATGCTCGGAATCAACGCCCACACCGGCCAGTCCCTCGCTGGCCTCGACCACCTGCGCCAGAGCATTGCCGACATCCTCTCCACCCCCTTGAACACCCGGGTGATGCGGCGCGACTACGGCTCGCGCTTGCCGGAGCTGATCGACCAACCCATCACCCCACGTCTGGCGGTCGAGCTCTACGCGGCCACGGCCGAGGCGCTACGGCGCTGGGAGCCCCGCTTCAAGCTCACCCGCGTGCGCCTGAGCGACGCTCGGGCCGGCTGGGTGGAACTGACCCTGGAGGGTGAAGTGCGGCTGCAGGGCTTTGAAGGCCAGACGGTCACCCTGTCGGGACTGAGCATCGGCAATGGAGGACGCCCATGAATTTCACTTCTGCCCTGGCGCCAGAGCTCGCCGGCCTGCCCACGCCGCAGGTGCTGGAGACCCTGCGCTTCGAGACCGTGTTCGACGCGCTGCTGCGCGACTTCCAGGTGCGCTACCCGCAGTACAGCGCGCTGCTGGCCTCCGACCCGGCGATCAAGCTGATCGAGGTGGCGGCCTACCGCGAGTTGCTGCTGCGTGCCCGGATCAATGAAGCCGCGCGGGCGAACTTGCTGGCCTTTGCGGTGGGCAACGACCTGGAACACCTCGGGGCCTTCTATGGTGTTTCCCGGTTGCCCCAGGAGCAGGACGAGCCGCTGCGTCGGCGCATCCGCGCCCGCATCATGGGCTTTGCCAACGCAGGCGGTGCGGCCCACTACCGCTACTGGGCCTTGTCGGCCTCGCCGGAAGTCGCCGATGTGGCGGTCGATAGCCCCG